TGATTTCTGTAAATAATGAATTGTAATTACAATAAACCACTTCACCAGAATCATAGTTGATACCTAAATCATCACTATCAACATTAGTAAATACAAAGTCTTCTACTGAACAAGGTAGTCGTTTAACAGTACCATCAAACACAAAGAATCCACCTGACTCACCCATCCAATATACAGCACCGTCTACATAGACAAGTGCGTGTTGACCAATCAAACCACAGTTAGAACCTACCTGTTGAATATTAAAAGTAAAAGGTGGTCCTACAAACTGCATCGTATAAGCAGAAGTATCTGTTAATATAAAAATATAATCTTTTGCTCGTAAGGCTCCTACTATTTTACTGCCAGAGTCTAATCTAAAAGTACCCGCACTATTGGTAGATACAGGTGTATAATCAGTTCTATCTTCTTGATCACTAAATCTTATAAACATTTTGTCTTGAGTACCTGCGCTTCCTACTGTTGTTTCTGTGCCTAGATGAATAAGGTGTCTATCTCTACCTGACACTAAAGTCATTACACTTGCTGTAGGATTTGTGGTAGATGCAGTAGCTCGTGTCTCTACGCCACTAGTAGGATTCCATTCAAATGTTTTACCGTCATGTACAGTAGCAATTAAAATTGAACCAAAATTATCTAAAGCCCAATT